GGTTGAAAGATGGCGAGATGGAGCCTCCGTTTGGAGGAGTGACCGGGGAGGAATGAATTACTACAACACTACTAGGAGGGTTGCATGGATGCGACAATCAGGGACCGGATAGCTGAAATGCTTAGAGCTGGCCACGATCCGGCCGCCATATCTACAATTTTGTTATGCCGATTCGCCGATGTGATTGCGGTGCGAATCGAATTGCAGGCAGAAAAGAAACACGCCATACGCGAAAGGATGGCGAAGGCCGTTAAGTGCATCGGCCCGGAGGTGATTGGCCAGCGAACGGCTAAGATCAGGGCCGAGTGGCAGGAGCTTTGCGAGGGAGGCCGGGAGGGCCGGCGGCAGCCGGCCAGAGACTGGAGTAGAATGGGAGTTCGACAAGCAAAAGTCGTTGTACTTAGCCCCCGGCATTACGGGTTTAATAAGGGACTTGACAATTAGACTTGCGGATAACAAAGCGACTCCGTAAACTAGCGGCATGGTCAAGGAAGTACCATACGCAAAAGCACGGAAGCTGCTCCGTAACGGCGATACGTTCCTGGTTGCGGCCGATGGCCGCAGTCTGGACGACGCGGCTATATCGGCTGCTGGCCGTTCGCCGTACAAGCACGCCGGCAAGGTGGTTCGGTGGTATAGCCGCCTAATGGCCGTTGATACCATCCAGGGCGTCGGTGGCAGGGCGATATCGTTGTCTCGGCTAGTTGCTGAGAACCCCGGCCGCGTTCTAATCCGCCGAATCCGTGATCCGAAGTACGACCGGGTGGCGGCGTGCAAGGCCATGATCGGGAACATTGACCGCCCATATGGCTCTAGTGGCCTTGTTCGGGCGGCCACTGTTCACATTCCATTCTGGCGATTCTGGGCGAAGGCCGACACCGACGATCAGTCGAACGGCAGCGATCCATTCTGTTCGCAGGCTGTTGCCGCTGCCGACCGGGCAGGCGGCGTCGATCCGGTGCCTAATCTCGCGGACGGATACACGGAACCGGGCGACATTGCCCGCAGTGCGGCGTATAGCGACCTGTTCATTTTGACGTAGGAGTTGAATCATGGTGACGAAAAAGTGCCCGGCGTGCAAAGTGACAAAGCGTCCGGCGTTGAAAGTTTACGATCCGCCGACTCCACCGACCGCAAAGGCCGATGCCGTTTGGCTGGCAGTGTTGGTGTTTGCGGGTGCGGTGGCGGTGACGATTGTAGGCGGTGCGATTATCACTTGGCTGGTAGCGGGGTGATACATGGTTGGCCTGCTACTGTCCATCGCACTCCTGACCGCCGACAAGCCGGCTTGCCCCGCCTTGGCGTCGCAACACGATCCCGCCTTGGACCGGGAAGCGGAGCGGCACGCTGAATACATGGCTGCCGTGCGAACGCAAGGGCACCAGGGATTCGAGCAGCGATACCAGCGATTGGCAGCAAAGTTCCCTGGCAGAAAGATTGCAGAGATATGTTTCGAGTCGTGGGACTGGCAGGCCAATTCCACAAGCGGCGAACTTTGGCGAGAGGCGGCGGTGTGTTGGAGGCAATCACCTGGCCACTGGTCGGTGGCGAGAACGAAACACCGGCAAATAGGGGCCGGGCTGGCGAAGGGGCGTAACGGTATTTGGTACGGCTGCATAATCGCAGTCGATTGATCCTCTTTACGGAGATATTTCGATGACTCGAAAGTATGTGTTTCTGGTGGCCGCGTTGTTCGCGGCAATGATGATCGGGCTGGCTGCCGTGAGTGTGGCCAATGCCCAGTGCGGGCCGGGTGGCTGCCCGAGCGTAGACGTGAATGTCTGGGGTCGCCAGTCCGCCCCGGCAATCGACGTGCGAGTAAAAGACCGGCAACGGCAGTCGCCGACGCCTGCATGGCGGTACGAACGTGCCACCGGCCACCGTGCGGCGGTGGTGCGGGTGTACTGTCAAGACAGTGCTCGGGAAAAGTCCATCGGGAGTGGCACACTTGTAAAGTGGGGCGGTAAGATTTTCGTACTGACGGCCCGCCACGTCATCAAGGACGCCAAGACAATTATCGTCGAAACGTGGAACCGAAAGACATATCGGGCACGGATCGTCACATACGACGCGACGTGGGACTGTGCAGTCTTGGAATTGGAATCGCACCCAGAAGGAATAGAGGCCGCTGAGGTGGAGGTCGGGGATGCTTCCATGCAGACCGGCGGCCGATTCGAGTCTTGCGGCTACGGCCCAGACAACACGCTTGCCTGCAATACCGGGCTGTTTATTCGCTATGGACGGCCAGCGATGATGGGCAACCTGCCCGACGACTGGATGGTCATTTCCGGCTACGCCCGTGGCGGCGACAGTGGCGGTGGCGTGTTCAATCAACGGGGCCGATTGGTCGGTGTAATATGGGGTTGCGAAGGCCAAGACGCTGAGGTGACCATCGTACAGCCCGGCCGCGTGCATGTTGTTTTGGATGAAGCAATATCATCCAGCTATCAACAGCAACAGATTCGCGTCTTCAGCGGCCCAAACGCAAAACCTACTGGGCCGTCCGCCGGGGCGATGGTGCCCGTGCCGAAGGCCGACCCGATGCTGCCGTGGAGGGAAGGTTCGCAGCAACGCGACGCCGACTTGGAAGCACGCCTACGCGACCTCTTGCAGGCACAAGAGAACGAACGGCAGGCCCGCTTGAATCAGCCGCCGGTTGTGCAACTCGGCCCGCCTGTTGTGGCCGAGCCACTGCCTCCGGCGGCAATCGACCCAGGCATTGCCGGATTGTCGATACTGGGTGCGATTGCGATTGGATTCGTAGTCTATTTTGCCGGTTCCAAAAACTAACCTGAAAGGGCTATCCCATGTTGAATGGAGTTCCTGTTGTGTGGCAATACGTGATTCTGGCCGGCATTGCCTTAGCCGTGACCATCGTCGGCCTATGGTTGTACAACCGCCGTGAGAAGCGACGGAAGCACGCCATTGAACTGGCCATGCTTATGAATCAGTGGGGTCTGGCGTGGTTCGCGGAAGTGTACACCGACTACGCCGTCGGCGATTACTCCGGCCTGGTTGTGAAGGTGCGGGAGATAATTACCGCCGTTCGCAGCGACGAAGCGATGGTAGCCAAGCTGGGCGACGTGGCAAAGAAAGTTGCCGCCTACTATGCCGCGAACGATAAGACGAAGGCCCAAGAGCTTGTGGCCATACTAACTGCCGCCCAGTAGAAAGGCGGTGGGGCATGACGACAGCCGAAACAAACGCCATAGAGCGGTTGCGGGACGAACTGCATTCCTACCACGTCGAAGTGAAGGAGATTGTAACGCGGTGCGAATCGTGCCGTAGCGACATTGTCGGAATGCGAACCGACCTGTATGGGCTGCCGGGCAACAAAGACACCTCCCCCGGGATGTTGGGCGATGTGGCCGACCTAAAGCGGAGCCGGGGATTCATCCGCACTGCCGTACAGGGGCTATGGGTGATAGTGACGATCCTG